TGGACACGATGTGTTTATTGCAGCAAGTGGTATTGCACTTCGTACATGGGCTTTCAGTGACAATCAGGCAGCAGTTTGGTTTGCACCCGCTGGTACACAACGTGGTCAAGTAACGAGTGTCTCAGATGTTGGTTACATTGATGGTATTCTAGGAACAGCTACAACGTTTATCCCCGTTGCTCTAAACCAAGGTCAACGTGACAACATGTATAAGTACTTCACAAACCTTAACCCAATTGCAAATCTGCAAGGTCGTGGTATCTTATTGTTTGGTCAAAAAACATCGCAGAATGCAGCAAGTGCAATGGATCGTATCAATGTGTCACGTCTGTTAGGATACATTAAACGACAACTTCGTAAGAATCTTGTACCGTTCCTCTTCGAGCCAAACGATCAGATTACACGAAATAACGTTAAGGCTGTAGTCGACAATTTCTTAGGTGATATTTTAGCACGACGTGGTTTATTTGACTTCGCAACAATTTGTGATGACTCAAACAATACACCAGATCGTATTGATAGAAATGAACTTTACATCGATGTTGCTCTAAAACCAACAAGGGCAGTGGAATTTATCTACGTCCCAATTAGGATTCTAGCAACTGGTGCAGATCTTCCATAATGATTTGACGACTGACATATATAATCGTGATAGGTCACAAAAAGGAAACGCAATATGGCAACAATTAATGATTTCGGAGTTCCAATTCCAGGTGGTGGAACGGGGATTCTCCATCCAAAACTGATTAACAAATATAGAGTGCTTTTTAACAACATTGGTGGACTTCCTGACTCAAGAGCACTTTCTGTTCAAGCAATCGAAGTAGCACGTCCAAATCTAACTTTCGAAGAAGTCGAATTGTTCCGTTACAATTCAAGAGGTTGGGTTGCAGGTCGTCATACTTGGGAAACGCTTGCAATGACCATTGAAGATGATATTACAAGCAGTGCGTCCAAAATTATTCAAGCTCAAATCCAACGTCAACAATTCTTAATTGGTGTCGAAGGTCCATGGCTCGCAACAGCGATTGATGGTAACTCATATAAATTCGCCGTTCAGCTAGACGTTCTCGATGGTAACGAAGCTCCACTTGAAATCTGGTTCTATGAAGGTTGCTGGATTCAAGCTGCTAACTATAACAATGGTACATATGGTACTGGAAATGAAACATGGAAAATCAACCTGACGATTCGGTTCGATCATGCATACCAACGTTTCTTCAATACATCTGGAAACTCAGCACTCGGTGGTCCTGCTGTTGGATCATAATAACAAACACGTTCAAAAAGCCCACTTCGGTGGGCTTTTTTGTTTTAATTCCATAGATAAATACAGCAAACATTGGAGTCTTCATGGCAAATCCATTTCAAGTTGTAAGTGACAGTAGTCCAGCTTCTTTTGTTCCTGTTAATCCTGGTACATTGATTCAGGCTAATAATTCTGTTAATGGGGCTGTAGATAAAGTTATCGACGATTTCACTGCTTCCAAAGCACAAGGTACTATTGATTCGTTTCTTAATACAGGTTACAAGCAACTAATATCGGCAATGGGAGTTAATCCCGAAGACATTCCATTTATGCAACAAGAGAATGGTCCAGTTGTTGATGCAGGTGTAGCTGCTGCTAGTTCATTATTCATGCAAATTGTTAACGAGAAACTATCAAAAGCAAATTTTGGTCCATTTAAGTCGCTTAACTACATTTTCAACCTTATTAAGTATCCAACTGTAACAATCTACGAGAGCCTTCCTGCAGATTTGGTTAAGATGCATTGGTTTATTATCTTTGCAGAAACGTTCCTTCGTAAGAAACGACTTCCAGATATTGATTTCAGAAACAAAATTCCATCTGCTCTTGAGTTTACACGATCCTATGCTCAAGACTTAGTAACAATATTTCAGCCCAAGCAGAAATTTTTGTTTCTCATGGATATAACATTTAAAGGTCCATTTGGAACTGCTGGTTTGTTTGATCCAACCTTTACGTTCCTATTAAAAAGAGCCGATAGACCGAAATATAAAATTGACCACGAAGAAGTTAATATGTACAACTTCCGTACAAATATCCCAAAAAGGGTGTCCTGGGATCCAATATCAATTGAATTACATGATATGAACGACAACTCGTCGCTAAACTTCTTCAACACATATATGAAGATTCTTAGTCCAGTAATGAGAACTACAGAACAAGATCCAAAGTATCTTTTGGGCATTATTGACTCTGCTGGTATGGATTTCGACAAGGGATTTTTTAGTGGGACTTTAAAACAGGTTGTTAATCCAAATGCCCCATGGACAGCTTCTCTCGGTCCTTTGGCATATAATGAGAGTGGCAATGCTCAGGGTCAATCAGCAACAGCAATTATTGAAAGTATCACAATCTACCACGCATATAGTTTCGGTAAGTTTGTTGATATTTACAAATACTACAATCCAAGAATTACAGACTTCACTCTTGATGACTTAACCATGAGTGAATCAAATACAAACTCGGTAACATTCACATTCAACTATGATATGTTAGATCTTAAAGTTGGAGTCTCAACTGCAACTCAACTTAATGAACTACAGAGGGCAGTTGCTGATGGTGTTAAACACTTAAACTTTGAAGGAATGAAAAAGTTAAACCCACAACCACAAAACATATCAACACCAACCAGACGAACGACAACAGAGTTTCAACAAGCGTCAAATCCGACTGCGGCTCCAACACCTACAACAACTGCTGCCGTTACACCAGCAACACCTGTTACTCCACCATTTGGATCATCTACTTCACCTCCTCCGGACGTTGCGACTCCTACGACTACAAGAAATGCACGAACAGTTGCAATGGCAAGAGAGGCAAATACTGGATATGATGCGATTACAGCACCACCTGGAACACCCGAATGGCAAGCTCAAGCAAGTAGAGTGGATTACCAAACTGCGTTAAATCATCCACCAGGACCAAATGATCCTCCAAACAGATTTGATCACAGAGCAACACTACATGCTGAGAACAATAACTTACCATATGCATCAGGTCAGCCACGTAGTGACGTTAGAAGTCAAAATACCACTGTTCCACCTATAAACAGTATTCCAGCTGGTAGTTCATCTAACTTCACATCATCTATCAGTTCAAAGATTTATGGCAGTTAAACATGACAACAAATAAGGAAATTGAACAAAAAATGTACCGAAGTTTTGGTGGTCGTAGATACCACCAGGGGTACTATAAACTCAAGAATCCAAAGAAATATGTCGGGAAGAACAAAGATAAGATTCGGTTCATGTCATCATGGGAGCGTAAGTTCCATGAGTTTCTTGACAACAACGTTAGTGTTCTTGAGTGGGGTAGTGAATGTCTTGCAATTCCATATCTAAAACCTACCGACAATCAAATGCACAGGTATTTTCCCGATTACTACATTAAGTATAAAGATAAATATAATCAAGTAGTTGAAGAAATTATCGAAATCAAACCTAGTAAACAACTACAAAATAGTGCCGACCTTATGGAAGCACTAATGTTCTCAATTAACACTGCGAAATGGAAAGCTGCTGAACAATACTGTAAGCAACATGGATATAGGTTTCGAATCCTAACAGAACGTGAACTGTTCCGAAGGAAGTAATATGAGATTGAGTGAGATAATTAACGAAATAACAAGACGTGATTTTTTGAAGACTATTGGTGGTTTAGCAGCGTATGCTCCTGGTCTGAATTTATATGCTGACACTAAACTCGACCCTTCAAAGAAAGATAAAATTGTAAGATTTGCGATCGCTGGACTACGCAAAGTAATTGCTGAACCTGAATATGGAATGCGGAGCGTTTTATTCGATCCTGTTATGAGAAAGGCAGCTATTGATTATGACTATCCTTACGAGCACTTTAAGGATGAAGATGATGCCACCGTAAGAACAGAACTTCAAAAGTTCCTCCGTGCTGTTCTCACTTCCAACACAAGAAAGTTAGGTGTTGACATCAACAATATTGATTTTGATGACTTAACAAGTGAAGTCCTTGACATAATGATTACAGATGCTAACTTTCTTGAAACAGCAGAGTGGTATCTTAAACAACAATCAAAGACAGATAAACAATTTCAAACCTCAATATGACAAAGATCGTAGAAGAAAAACTTGTTGAACATCCTCTTGAAGCGGTATTTGATATACCTACAGGAACAACCGTGACAACAACAGAACGTCATGTAACAACTGACATTGTTCCTCACGGCCAGTATGACGTCAAAGATAATGAGATTGAAAAGAAACTCCACGACATTAATGATATAGCACTAACAGCGTACGACATGCAAGTTAATATCGCAACAGATGGTGATGTCAAATATGCGGCACGTAACATGGAAGTTGCTAACGGACTTCTAAACACTGCACTAGATGCTGTCAAACAACTTGCCGAACACAAACGTCATAAGGATAAAGTTGCTGTTACAGCAACTAAGCCACGAACGGTCAATAATACTGTAATAATGAGCCGTTCAGAAATGTTGAAGCGTGTGATTGACACCGACTTCACAATAGAGCCAGAACCTCTGGATGATTGATTTAATAACCCTATTCTCAAAAGATAGCTCGTTTACACCACTTGACATCAAGACACTTCACTACGATCTTGGTCTTAGAACAATAAGAGAGCTAACGAAGTCGAAACTTGTCCTTACGACAAACAAGGATCGCCACGATATAATGAGGTTCATTCTTGATAATGTTCCTAACACAATTCACGTCAAAACAACCAAATATTCTAGTATTGGTCATATTGTCTATAATGGCTCTCTAAACATTATCATAAAGAAAGAAAAGTTCTTTCCTGGTCGTGATAACGAGATGAGGCTTGTTAGCACAATCAACACACATACGGAACATAAACGTTGTTTAAATATTGTTCTATCAGATGGTAACAAATCAATTACAGTCAAGTCCGTCACAAAAGCATCAATCGTAAAGCACAAACGAAAGTCAAGGAACAAAGCAGACATTCAACTCCACTGTATCAATGGCTCGATATTTCCAATTTCACTAAAGATGGATAACGCTCAGTTGTGGGAATCTGCAGACACTTTGTGGCACGACAATGCTAAACAACTAATTGATATTGCACTAACTTCCGATCTAGTTAAGATTGTACCAAACTGTGTTGGAGTTACAATTTCCCCAAACGTCGCCGTTCCCGCTTTACCTCACGAAGAATTAGCTGTCATCTTCGGAGACGATATTTTGGCAAGGGGTATCGTCGCTATACGCACGTTTAACGATGTGGACTTTCATTTTTCAGACGATAACCTTTTTATCAATGTAAGCAATATTATAAAGCATCCTTTGGATATTTTAGAGAACCAAAAGGTTTGGTTCTTAATTCGTAACGACAAAAAGAGGAAACTTGGTCCATATAAAGGATTAAGAGTACAAGCTGTGTTCGCATCAAGAATTACTTCAAACATAGTAAAGGTCATCAGGGATTAATTTTCAGTAAATAGTGTCGTGGAGAATCATTATGACACTACGAAGTAATCCAAATGTTATTCGTGCGCATACACCAATCGAATATGCACATGAACATATTCTTGAACTTAAACGATGTGCAACTGACCCAATATACTTCATCCGAAAGTATGTTAAAGTACAACACCCCTTACTTGGTAACATAGCATTTGATCTATATCCATATCAAGAAGAACTAATCAACAACTTCCGCAATCACAGATACAACATTATTCTCAGTGCGAGGCAAACAGGTAAAAGTACAGTATCTGTTGCATATATTTTGTGGTATGCAATGTTTAATTTCGACAAGACAGTTCTTATTGTGTCAAATAAGAACTACAACGCAATGGAAATGATCACTAAGATTAGATACGCATACGAAAATTTACCAGACTGGCTTAAGCCTGGCGTTGTCGATGATGGGTGGAACAAACACAACATTAGTTTCGATAACCATTCAAGAATTGTTTCTCAAGCCACAACACCTCAGTCTGGTCGTACTCTTGCTATCTCGTTGCTGTTCTGCGATGAGTTCGCATTCGTTAAACCGGGAATTCAGGATGAATTTTGGTCTTCAGTATCACCAACACTTGCAACAGGTGGATCATGCATTATAGCATCTACACCAAATGGTGATAGTGATCTATTTGCTACACTATGGAATCGAGCAGAAGTTCAAGCGGCAACTAAAGAAGGTATAGTATTCAAATCTCGTCACGTTAAATGGGATGAACCACCAGGACGAGATGAAAAGTTTAAGCAAGAACAAATTGCAGTGATTGGCGAAGAAAAGTGGAAACAGGAATATATGTGCGAATTCATTAGTAGTGAAGCACTACTAATTCCATCATCTATTCTTAATGCCTATAATAATACCGTCACAATGCCTGCAGCAAATGAGAGGGGATTTGTCCAATGGGAACCAATACGAAAGGGTAGAACATACTTGATTGGTATTGATCCAGCTACAGGTAGTGGAAATGATTCAAGTGTAATTGAGATGTTTGAATTTCCAAGTATGCAACAAATTGCCGAATTTAGATCTAATACCACAAACACACAGCTTGTCTATCTAAGTTTAAGATGGATTCTCCGACAAATTCAAATAGCAGGAGCACAAGCGTACTTTTCTGTTGAAAATAATGGTGTTGGTGAGGCAATTGTCGCTCTATACCAAAACGACGAAGAACAAGCTAGTTCTGGTGAATTAATTTCCGAATCAGGTAAAAACCGTCTTGGAATGAATACAACCGGAAAGACCAAACTTCGAGCATGTATTACTTTAAAACAACTTGTAGAAAGAGGGAAAATTGGTATTCGATCTAAGATATTGCTTACAGAACTTAAGAGATATATTCGCAAGGCTGGAACATTTATGGCACAGCAAGGAAGTACTGACGATTGCATCTCTGCGTTGCTAATTGTGATTAGATTGATTGAAGAAATTGCTACATATGAACAGGCTGCATTTGATACACTATACACACTTAACGAGGACGAATATTTTGATGATGAGTTCGACGAGGGTGATCCAGGGATGCCGTTCCTAATCGACTTTAGTGGTCCAACAATTTCTCCGACAGTTCGACAAGTAAGTGGTGCATTTACGAACCCGAATGACCAAAACTCGTTCGATCCATGGTTTGGAAGAGACCAAGGATAGTAGAAATAATAATAAGGGTAAAAACCGAATATGCTTGCTGGGGGGGCATATCTATTATCTTCTCAATTAATTATGATGTCAACAGTTTTTTATTCCTGGATGAGATAAATATCTGATCTAAACATGAGATTTCAATGCTGACTCTTAAACAAATATACGAAGCACAACTCAGTCGTCTTGAGCAAGATGCGATTAGGGGCTTTCCTGGTACAAAGAAGCGTCAGAACATTATGACGACAGTGAATGTATCTAATCTTCAGTATGTTCCATATGTACAATCGAATACACTTGAAATTAAGGCTGTTGCAAAAACAGCCGGTGGAACATATCACCCATCAATAATGATAACCGATGTTGAGTTTCACGATGAAGATACTCCAGATGTTGCAACGTTTCAAGGTAGTGACGGACAAGAGTATCATATGACTCCTGTATCAAAGACAGTTCATAATTGTACAGTCGTTTGCGATTGTATGGACTTTAGATGGCGGTTTGCAATGACAAACTATAACGATGATAGTCTACTAGGCAATCCTCCTCCACCATACATACGGAAGACAACAACAAGACCACCTGTGAATCCGTTAAGTGTTATAGGACTTTGTAAACATTTGTTTAGATTGGTTGATAATCTAGAAGCGAATCGTATTATCCGTCCTTAAGATAGGACTTTAATGACTTTCCACTCTTAATTGGTTCATACTTATATCCAAGCTCACCAAGAATTCTTTTAACAGCATTGTCCCTACTTTCAGATGTTAGAGCACCAGGATCTGTTTGTACTTCTAGAGCATCATCAGTATCTGATTGATCAAGTGCTTCATCTTCATCTTCTTCGTCACGTTTGTGACGCTTCTTTCCTTCTTCAAGTTGTTCAACCTTGATTGGCGATGCAGTAATGTGAATTTCTGGTGCGTCGGAGTTATCTTCCACACTTTCTTTCTTGACCTTTGCTTTGATCTTTGGTGTTCCAACTAGTTTGATCTTCCCATTCATTGCAACAAAGAAGAACTCGTTTGCAACAACTTCAATCATACAGTTGTATGTTTCATGTGGAATATGTTTTAGTGCTGGAATAACAACCTTATATTCTTCTTCGTTAACTTTTTCACAAGGGAACATGTAACAAACAGCCTCAGTATCAATTGCAAAGCGAACCTTTATATCGGTTGTATCAATACCGGAAATATTCACCTGAAATGTCAATGAATTTTCCTTTTCTATGTTTAGTTTGATTGCATCACTCATAATTATTCCCTGAATGTACTATTTATTCGTTTTCGTCCGTATCTTGTTTTTTCAGTGTAACATTCACCATTGGCTGAACATTAATCACTTCAATCCCATGTGTAACACGTCTTGCATAGAACTGAATTGGACGAAGATATGCATCCGATGAGATATCAAGTGCAGCAAGAGCTGTTGGAATCTGAATTTGAATGATTGTGTCTTCGATTGCGATAGGTTGTTCAGGTTCACAGATAGTTACATTAAGTTGTTGTTCAATTTGTCCATCTTCATGTTGTAGTTTCGTCTTGATTACAACATGACGTTCTTTAACACAGTGCCAACGCTTCTCGTATGGCATTAACCAACGACTATTGACAGGCTTAAATAATTTTCCAGCCTGTCCAGGTGATAGTGGAATAACACCGGGAAAGGCGCCACCACCGACGCTTAATTTACATACGAATAGGTGAAACTTCATTGTGATCATTCCGCAACATGCGGGAAGACACAGACCACCAGTAATTAGACCCCCAACAGGAGAAGTTAACATTTTATGGACACGTTGTTGGTACTCGTTCACAAACTTCTAGTACACTTGGGCTACCAGAGGAATCTTTGAGATCGAAGACAGTTAATGGCGTGACACAATCATCATCATAAATTGTTAGTGTTCTCGCTATCTTATCAATTCTTGTTCTATTGCGTTCATACTTGAGAAGTGTTGTGACTATAGAGTGAATTGCTCCAACAGTGAGAACGATAGACGTTGTATTAGCCTTAATTTGATTTAAAACAAGTCCCGTCGTTCCAACGTTAAGGTGGATAGTTGCATCTTCCTCCCACACCTCATATGCAATTTCTTCAACATATGACTCGTTAACACCGACCTGATATCTTTCACCAAGCGGTAGAGTCTCACCACCATCGACAGTGAATGTATATGTGTTTGCAGGATTATACGGACCAAAATCATACCGATACCAACCCTGTGTTAGTTCAGTAAATACTCCATCGTTAATAACTTGTGTGAATGTCGCTGGAACAATAGGATCAAGTTCCCATATATCAATAGTTGGTGTTAGTCCTGTTGCAGGGACCCCACATCTAGTAAAATGTGCTGTTATAATCTTATTCGCCATATCAATCCTTCGTTATTGGTTATTTATATGTGGTGATTACACTCCATAAATAGTTGATAGTTCCACTTACTCGGAAACACAGATTAATGACCAGCCCAATATTATCACGTCCGACCGGTACCCCAATATGTATCTCACCATATTTAACCCTATCTGTTACACCAGCTCTCCAAGCGATCACAGGAGTTGTTATTGTCAATAGTAGTACAACAGTAATTGTTGATACAATTCCTGTTAGTGACTACAGAGGTGCAAAGTGGTTTGTTGCTGTTGTCAATCATCATACTAATGATGTTGAAATGTATGAGGTGTATGGAATTCACCAAGATGGAACATTACCATTCCAAACAGTATATTCATCACAAGGAAACGGTGTTAGCCATCTTGTTGATGTTACAATTAGTGGTGGGAATCTTCAGTTGGAAATTACTAATAATGAAGCAAACGAGATTGTTATTTATTTGACGAGAGTACCAGTTCCACGGATCGCATCACCTACGGTTCCTATCCCAAGTGGATTTGCGCCACTTGATATCGTTCAGATACACGATACAACAGTTCCAACAGGAACAACGTTGATTGTAGATACAGTTCCTTTTCGGTATCATAAGGCTGAAAAATGGTTACTAACATTACTCGACCTTACAAGTGGAAATATTGAAGCGCGTGAAATTTACAGTGTTAATGGTATAGCTCAATTTACAATAACTGAATATGCAATTGTTGGTCCAATGGGAATAAATGCAACAATTGATATAGTAGTTACAGGTACTAAAGTAACACTAAGGGTAACAAATAATGAACCAAATGATATAGCAGTTGTCGGTTCACGGATTGGTGTAACAATTGATCACCTGACAACCGTTCCTCCACCGACAACGAATTGCGCCCCAGCACCATGTGCGCAAGATGTGGAATGTAACATTTACATGGCATTTACTACTGGAATTATTATCGATCCAGCAACAACAGTGATAGTAGACCAAGTTAATCACGTTGGTTACCATCAAGTTAAATGGTTACTTGCTGCATCTCATGATACAACAGATGAAACTGAAGGATTTCAAATCAATATGCTAACACACTACGGTAGTCCTTCATTTACAATGTATTCACAAGTTGGAGCATCATTTGATATAGATGTTGATGTAGTAACAAGTGGATTGAATATTAACCTCGAGATAACTAACAATGAAGCGTTTCCAATTGTGGTTGATCTCGTACGAGAGCCCGTCTCCGTATAAATAGTAAAAACGTATAGGAACAAATAGATGCTTGAATTTTTTAGGATTTCAAAAGGTCTTGAAATTGATCGTTCTGTCAAGGTTCTTCGTGGAGGTGGTCCTCCAGGATCAACTACCGACACGATTAATGCACAAGTCGGCTCAATTTATCTAGACACGGGTGGTGATCTATACGTCAAACAGAATGCTGGTTCAGGATTTGACAAGTGGGAAGTTTTAGCAACCGAAGATTATGTTGCTGCATCAACATCATGGCGCGAACCTGCAGAAGTTGTTGATAGAGTAGCCGCTGTTGTACCAACCGGTACTCCTAGTTTTCCAATTATTATTGATGGTCAATCGATTACAGGAGGTCAACGTGTTCTCTTTTCTGCAATAGTCGGTAGTGGTGGTCCTAATGTGTACATTTACGACCAACCGACCGGTATATTTACAGAAGATACAAATCAAGAATCGCACGGCGATGCCCTTTTGATCAAACGTGGTACATATGCAAATAGAGTATTTGTTTATATAGGTACTGACTGGTTGACTTATGATGCAATTTTCCAAAATACGGTGTTTGTTCAGCAAGATCCTGGTATTGATCAGTATGACTCAATTGCTGATGCATTAGATTATGTTGCTACCCAATCACCTATACCGTCGAATCACTGGACAGTTATTGTTTTTCCAGGAACTTATACTGAATCTGCTCTTGTAATACCACCAAGTACTCACCTTACGGCAGTAACAGAAGGAACTGCTACCATTATACCATCGAACCCTGCCGATGACGTTGTTACGATGAGTAATGATTCGGGATTGATAGGCTTTATGGTTAGTGGAGCAACGAGTGGGCGTGGTGTTGTTATAAAAGACGTTGATCATGTCCTTGTGTCACGAATGCACTTTGAAGATAATGAATCTGACATCTACATTGAAGGTGATGCAGTACCAACTGTAGCTCATCTACATGACATTAATAGCCACGGTGGTGCAACTCATCAGTACGGTATACAAGTAGTTTCTACGGGAGGTCAAAGTACAACGGTAGATGTACTTTCCAGTGTTGGGGAGCTTACACCAAGTACTGGTCTTATTCGTGCCTTAAGTGTTGTAGGAACAGGAGCTATAGTTACATTCCAAAATATTGGAATTTCAGGTGACGAAGTTGGAGTAGGTTTATACATTGAAGACGGTGCTACTGTAAGTAGTAGTGGATTGATGATCAGAGATGTTGGTCTCGGGGTACACGTTCCGAATGTTGGAGCAGGTTCTAAGATTTACCTCCAGGCACAAATTATTCAAGATGACTTGCCAAACATCCTAATCGAACACGCGGGGACAGTTGGGTTTTTCGCGGGATCAGCCGATCCCGAAGAAGTCATCGTGGCATCAGGAGCTTCACTTTCTCTTTCATATACTAGTACAGACTCTACAGAACCAGAAAATATTGGCTTCTCTCTTATAGGTTCATTATTACTTGGTGCAGAACAAGGAAATGCTACAAACGTTACCGATTTGATTCAGCAGGCCTCTGCAACAGGATCTCTGTTAGGTGGTGTGATTACAACCACAATCAATCCGTTAGAAGTTTCTGTGTCTAATGGTTACGGTTATCTCATCAATAGCGTAACGATGCGCGCCCAAAAAATCGTTTGGATAACGACACTTTTGACTGTTGACGACGACACGTCAAATTACATCTACGTTGATGAGTCTCAAATTGTTCAATTTGCAAACAGTCTTCCAGATACTGTCCAGACAATTCTTCTTGGTCGTGTTCTAACACGAGGTGGTAATATCGCTCTTGTCGCTGATATTCCGATCGTTGCAACCCAGTCAGCAACGTTCCTTGATGATTTCTTGAGAAAGGCTGTTGGATCTCTTTTCGGAAGCGGTTGTCTGGTTTCAGAAGATGCAACACCACTAGAACTTGACATTTCTTCCGGTACGTATTACTATTCTAAGCAAACGTTTACTCCATCTGGTGGAACTAGTGTCTCATTCACGCGACATTTTCACACAGCTGGAACACCAGACAGTGATACGAGTACAATCGCTGACAATACACAATATAATGATCTAACAAACTTAACCGCGCTCACAGTAGGGTTCTACACCAAACACACTCTATACTTGGCAGGTGATGATGGTAACGAAATCTACAATTTCGTTTACGGGCAAGCAGAACATGCAACACTATTAGCTGCTGAGACAGCTCCATTGCCAACACCACCGTCGTTTTTGGCTTTGGATATTAACGTTCCAATTGCAGCAATTATTGTTCAAGAAGGCAATCCGAACATAGTCGAAATTATTGACATTCGTCCACGATTGGGATTCCAGTCCCCCGCAATTTCAGGAGTTGTTAAACACGGAGATTTGACCGGATTATTAAACGACGATCATCCACAGTACTTGTTAGTTAGCGGTACTCGTGCTATGTCCGGTAATCTCAATATGGGTGGTAATAGTGTCACCAACGTTAACTTGGTTGACGGCGTTGATGTATCCACTCACGGATCTCGTCACGGTGCTACTTCGGCCGACCCAATATCGACTGCAGCTCCAATTACGACATTGACTCCAGTTACAACGAATGCTGCAGGTATTGCTGATACACTGTCTAGAAGTGATCATACACATGCAATTACTGGTTTCCAAACGCTCGACTCTGATCTAACTGCATTGGCTGCAATTGCAACAACAGGATTATATGTAATTACAGGTACCGGTACTTCAACAACACGTACACTCGTTGCACCAGCAGCTGGTATCAGTATATCAACTGCTGATGGCGTTGCTGGTAATCCAACATTTGTACTTGCCAATGATTTGGCTGCTCTCGAAGGCCTTGGTAGTACTGGATTTGCAGTTCGAACTGGTGGAGATACATGGACACAACGTACAATTACGGGCACTGCAAGTCGTATTTCCGTATCAAACGGTAGTGGTGTTGCTGGTAATCCATCAATTGATATTGATGCAGCATATGTTGGTCAAACATCAATTACGACACTTGGTACAATTTCAACAGGTACATGGAGTGCAACGACGATTGCAACAAACAGAGGCGGCACTGGGTTAACGTCAATTGGTTCCGCAAGCCAAGTACTTGGCGTTAATACAGGTGCGACTGCTCTTGAATATAAAACCATCACCGCTGGCTCTGGTATTACAATAACACCGGCAGCGGGGGCAATTACCATTGCCACCGCTGGTGCATTCGTTCAAAGATTTACATTCCAAGCAGATCAGTTCGACAACCCTGTGACAGCAAACTGGGCAGTTAATTCCCTTGCACCAGCGACAGCAGATACTGCAAACTCTGGCTTAACAATTCGTAACTTTGACGATACGATTGAAGAAGGAGTTGGTGGTCAGTTTACTATTCCATCAGGAGCGGTAAACGTTGTGTTCTATTTCAAGAGTAGAGCACGAACAGCCCCAGGCGCACCAACAGCAATTCAACCAACACTTTACCACCGATCAGTTCCTGATAACGCAGTAGTTGGTGCTTGGTCAGCGGCTCTAAACTTGACAACAATTTCAATTCCAACTAATACGAACTTCCAATACGATAACCAAACGATTACATTAGCATCCCTAGGTTGGAGCGTAGGAACACATTATCAATTTGAGTTGACTCGAAGAGGTACGGAAGCAGGTGATACGCATACTGGTGATTGGTATCTGTTAGAAATGATTGTGGAATTTACGACATGATAGCATTTCCTGGCACAAATAATCAAGGGGTTCTTATCACTGGACTATTTGGAAATCCAGTGGATGTTACTTTGTCTGCCTGGGTGAACTTAATTGCCGCTGACACCTCAGGTGCGCAAGTCGTTTCGATTGGAGACAACGTTGGACTACGAGCGGATGCGCCAGGTGGTGCGCCTGGTAATGGCGTAACCGGTTTTGTTTATAACGGAGTGACGTGGGTAAACCTCACTACAGCGACTTTCATCGCAGGAACTGGATGGCGTCACCTAGCATACACGTTTAGCGATACCAACAATATCAACAATATCTACATCGATGGAAGCTTGGTGGCTACAGCAGCCAGTGCCACTACAATTAGCTATACACAAGGATTAAACAGTCTAATCGGCAGACATGGAAATAACGGTAATTCATTTGATGTCAATGGTAATATAGAGGACGTTCGAGTTTATGATCGTGCTTTGTCTGATGCCGAGATTGCCACAATATACGCTTCTAGAGGGCACGATAATATAGTGAATGGATTACAGGGTCGATATCCAATGCTATATGATCCTGCTGGTACTACCTATCCAGCCCCAACAGTATCATCTGTAACTACTACTGCTTTTGCGGTGGCTTCGACTACCCATAATGTTTCTATGCCAGCAACAGTTACAGCAGGTGATTTGCTCTTCATGCATATCAGTGCAAGAACTGCAGGCGTGGTCGGTTCAAGCTTTACAACACCTACTAGTTGGACTGCTTTGTGGAGTACGACAAACACAGCAGCTTCTCTTGCCTTTACAGTAACGTTTGCTGGATTTGCTAAGGTAGCCGATGGAACAGAGGGAGGAACTACAGTCAATTTTGTGACAAGTGCAGCAACCACAGCAGCAACACACGTGCATCGCATCACAAATTGGTTTGGTGATCTCACAGGAGTAGCAGTTGGAACTCCAGCTACTGGAGCTAGCAACTTACCCGACCCACCAAACTTAATACCAAGTTGGGGCACGACCACTTCATTTACTCTATGGCTCGCAGTATCAGGTTCTGGAGATGACGATATAACCTATACTGCTGCCCCGGCAACTTTTACAAACTTAAATAGCACAGTATCTGGAGCAGGAGTTAATGCTGGAGCGGAAACTGGATCAGCTCGTCTAGTTTCACCAGTATCATCACTAAACCCTGGCACATTTACACTTGCTGCATCAGAAACTTGGATAGCGAATACTGTGGCCATTAGACCAGCAGTATTGACTGTAGATGTATCAATCTTTAAACGTAATGGTACTCCTTCTAGTGGTTTAGTTGCTGGCGAAAGTGTAATTTCAAAAAGAAGGAGATATTCATAATGGCGAAGAATACGATATTACAAAAAAGTGGCCAGCAACCTAAGGTATTATAATGACTATAGATTTCCACCGTGCAAAACGAGGATTTGAGATTGACATTGATCCATCATCGTTTGTCCAAATCCTAACGGGCACTTCTGCTCCCAATTTACAAGCTGATGCACAAAATGCTCCAGTTGGTTCAATTTGGCTTGTTAATGCTGGCACCAGTATTACCACTGCTGTGTATCAAAAGTTTCAAGATTTTACAAACACAAGTGCTGACTGGAGAAATATTACCGGTACTGGTGGTAGCGCTACAGAAGAGGGCGACATTCGGACCTTTATTGGAAAGGATGCCGTTGGTGTTGAAACACCAGACTATGCTTCTCCGACAGGTGGAGGTCCCCTTACTGTTGGTAATATTATTGGTACAAATGATAATCTCGAACTCGCAACAGCCAAACTAAATGCATTTGTCTATCAAAACAATGCAGAGATAAAAGGAACGAGTGTTGTAACGATTTCTGATACACTTCCTGTCGGAATAAATATGGCTAGATGGGTCGTAAGAATTAACAGCAATGGTATTCCTTCAAGAGTTCGTGCTCGAGAAATATTTGCTATTAGAGACGATGCAAACGGAGTTGACTTTACATCATCAAATTTATTAACAAGAGGTGGTGCAATTACTGGGTTATCGTTTAGTGTAACTTCTGTTGGAACACAATTGATACTAACTGTAACTGCTGGAGTTGCTTTCGACTATGAAATTAAACGCCTAGCTGCAATAGGACCATAACATGGCAGATATTACCACCGCATTTACAATAGACGAAAATGGTCTCGCACTATTTGTTGACGAATCAACATTGTCGTCTGTTGTTGCTGCAACTGCTGATCCTACAATAACAGGCGTTTCAACAGCACTAGGTTCATTATATCTTCGCACAAACGGAAAACTTTATATTAAAACGGGAGCTCTTGATACAGATTGGACTCAAACGGTTTCGTTTACTGATCTAACAGCAGATAATATTGGTGTCTTAAAATTAAGTCCTTCGACCTACGACACAGTTCAAGATTTCATCGGTCTTTTTGGTAGTCGTGGCTCATTTTCTGGTGGGGTAATAACTTCAAATGGAGATGGTACGGTTGCAGTTACTGGTGGCACCGGTTTAATCCACGATGCGAACTCCACTCTTTCACCACTATATTTCTTCGATTGGGCAACAAACGCATCAGTAAGTTTAACTGATGTAATGGTAAATTACATTTACGTTGATTATAATGGTGGTTCACCACAAGTAGTAACTCAGACATCTCAAACATACGATAATAGATTTATCTTATTGGGAGTTGTTTACAGAAGTGGCACACAAGTATCTGTCAATAACATAACCAGATTAAAAATTGATAATTCAATAGCAGGAGTTATTGAACGATTCGAAGCGACTCAACCATTTCAACATGCTTCTGGGGCACGTATTAGTGAAACCGGAACGCGAAATATCGCAATTACTTCTGGTGCTTTTTGGGAAGGAATTGATCAATATGTGTTCGCAGCATTTGACACAAGTGGTGTTGATACATTTACGTATTGGTATCGTTCAGCACCATCTACCTGGGTTTCCGTACCAGCACAAACTCAAATTGATATAACACAGTTCAATGATCCAACTTCGGGCTTAGTTGCATTAAGTGCTAATCGTTACAATAATCATTGGGTTTACGTCGGGGCAGAAGGAACTGTTAATGTTGTTTACGGCTTAGAAAATACCAATAGTCTTTCAACAGCGCAAGAAGCACTAATACCTCCACTACCACCAGATGTTGTAAAATTTGCTGTTCTCGTGGGACGAATTATTATTAGAAGAAATCAGGTAACTTTCGTTCAGGTTGATAGCGCTTTTGAATTAAGTTTTCAAGGTGCAAGCATTTCCAATCACAACGACCTTAGTGGGTTACAAGGTGGTACAGCTAATGAATATTATCATTTCACTAGCGCAGAATACACATCTTGGCAAGATTTGAATGGTACTGGAAATGGACTTACAGTCCATTCAGGTTCTGGTACATGGGAATCTCGAACCATAACTGGAACGACAAATAGAATATCATTATCAAATGGTGATGGAATTGCTGCTAACCCAACGATTGATATTGATGCAGCATATGTTGGACAAACGTCAATTACTACTCTTGGAACGATTACAACTGGTACATGGGATGCGACAACAATAGCAACAACCAGAGGTGGTACTGGATTAACATCCTATGCTACGGGCGATACTCTCTATGCTTCTGCTATAAACACACTTTCTGTCCTGACTATTGGTGCATCTGCAACGTATCTCAGGAGTAATGGAACTATACCCGCCTGGAGTACAATTCCAGGTACTGAAGTTGCGGGTGCCGCGCTTACAAAGGTAGATGATACAAACGTTACTTTGACTTTAGGTGGAACTCCTACAACCGCGCTTTTGCGAGCAGCATCGTTGACATTGGGATGGTCAGGACAATTAGCAGTAAGCCGTGGTGGTACTGGTGTATCTACATTCGGTGGAACAAATACACTTCTCTACACAACTGCAACGGATACCCTTTCTTCTATTGCTACTGCGAACACTTCTGCTCTTGTAACGAGTAG